CGCTCATTGCATAAACCTCGGAATACGATCTTGTGTGCCAGCGTATTGGAAACTATCCAGCATAGGCAACAGTGATGTCATATCATTGGAGGGATGGCGCTGGATTAATTTATATTCACCGACAACTAACATAAAATATAGACTATCGGTACCTTCATTAACCTGTGGCTTAAAAATGTATTCTAAGTCTTCTAGTGTCATGCAAACAAATCCTCATTCCATTCACGGTGACCTTCACGGAAAGCCATATTACTTTGTGTCTCACGCACTTCAACACGGTAGCACCAAAGACGTTTTGCTTCTCCCGGACCCCACAATTCAGGGATATAAACACTGTTGATATACTTGTAAAGCATGTCAGCAAGACTTTCACATCCTAAACGAGGAAGGATGGTTAATTTAGCCATTTTCTTTTCTTGCAACATTTTGAATGTTTCAAGTTCAGGGTCATCTTCTGCTACTAGTAGAGTATGGTCGAATTGATCCTCAAGAATCTTTTTCAATTCTTTAAGACCACCGTAGTCTGCTGCCCAGTTGCGAACATCTAAGTCGTTAGTACCGAAGTAGAACTTCATACTGAAACTATATCCGTGAATTGTATTACAATGACTGTCTGCACGCCATTGTCGATAAGCGCAGGGGAACGAGTCATGATATTCTTTTGTGCTTGTATACTTATAAGTCACTGATCTAGTGTTTTGTAAGTTTTCTTCTAAGTGACGAATTAAGTCACCTGTTGATGAGTTTGCCATTATTTTCTCCTATGTTGATTATAGCATAGGCGGCAGAGTTTGTAAAGCGGGAATGACGCCAAGACCGCTATTGTATTTACCAATTCTATTTATATAATTCCAAAAGCATACGGTATTTACTATATGCTTCTGCAATGGCAGAATGGTGTTTACGTAGATATTCTTCATTTCTTTCTTCTTGGACCCAATCATGAATCTTACGATCAATATTAACCAGTTCTTCAAATGCACTGCGGGGTAATTCCATTTCAATGAATTCTTCACGATCACGGTAATTAATAGTTGAAGTTGACCAAAGTTTATATCCGTAATCTATATTATGATAGTCTTTAGTAACTCTTACATGCTTAATTCTATACTTGTTTATAAAATCATTCATCCTTGTTCTCCACTTTACGACCTAATATTTCCTCGTTGTGTTCACCTAATTGAGCTATTGAGTTACAAGCCTGTACAGGTGTCCTTGATAATTTAAAAGGGCTATTCACTACTTTAAATGCTGTACTTCCGATATCAATAGTAGACAAAGATCCCCTTTCTGTCAGGTGACTACCATCTACAACTTCTTTCACTGTCTTATATGCCGCACATGGGATTCCATAATTATTGAACACCTCTTCACATTCATGGGATGTTTTATCTATGGCCCATTCATTAATAAGATTTGTAATTATTTCTTTATGTTCTTCTTTATCTTTAACTGTCAAGAATCTACTGTCAGTTTTACCCTCGGGATATCCAATCGCATCAAAAATAGAATGAACTGTTTTCAACGTTACCGGTGTCACCATAAACCATCCATCTTTAGTTTTAATCGGCTCATATACTAATCTTTTCTTTTCTGCCGGGTTCTGTGCAGTCTGAACTTCGGATATTAAAACTGACAGCATACAATCCATCAATGATACATCAATATATTGACCCATACCACTTTTCTCTCGTTCATACAATGCTAATTGAATCGCGGCAAAAGCATTGGATCCTCCCAATACGTCTGCTATAAATATACCACATGTAGCAGGTTTGTCGGTATTTGGTTGATATCCTAATTGAGATAATTCATATCCACTAGCAGCTTGTATTGCAGGTGCCGTCGCAGCTAATGACGAAAGAGGCCCTGTTTGACCATATCCTGATATGCTAGTGTATATTAACCTTTTGTTATTCTCTTGCAAGGACTCGTAATCAAGACCCAACCTTTTCATTACTCCTGGTTTAAAATTTTCTACTATAATATCTGCACTAGCCGCTAGGTTACGCACGATTTCTACTTCTTTGGGATTTTTTAAATCTAATACGATACTCTTTTTACCGCAGTTCAACGAACCGTAATAAGCACTAACGTTATCTATGAAGGGTGGTGCATTTCTGAGAGTATCACCACTAAGTGGTTCTATTTTAATTACTGTAGCACCTGCGTCTGCAAGCATTCTAGTACATAAAGGACCAGACATTATGATACTAAAGTCCAAAACAGTAATGCCGTCAAGTGGTTTATTGTTCATATCTTGTTGGGTGTTAGGTCAATGATAAGATGAATTCTTTCAATTTCAGAATCATTAGTGACTGCATGAGGTCTTGTGTTGTCAAATTCATAAAATTTACCAACTTCAAAGTTATAAGCGATACCATCTACCCGAAACTTAACATTGTTATCAGTGCGTAATGGCAAGTGAACTCGATGCACTGCTAGAAATATAGGACTCTTGTCCGTATGTTCTAAAATCTCACCACCAGGAGCCAAGCCTGATATTGTAGCTAGCCTCGCAGTAGCATTAAGTAATTCTTCCACTTTTTTTACTTCATTCATTACTAAAGGAAATAACGGATGCGATTGATTCTTGAATGTCGTTTCAAAATTATCATCTATTGTTACATCAGGACCCCACGGGGTATAAATGAAACCTAAAGCTTTGCTATCAGCAAACAATTGATTAGGATCTGTAGGGTCATCCTTTATTTTAGAGTACCTTACTTTTTTTAAAATTAGGTCGTCAAAATCATAATTAAATATGTCCTGATCAGGTTCTATGTTTAACAATTTTACGGCTACTGGTAATTTCATTGATGTTCTCGCTTTTTGGTTTCGCTATCATAGACACGTTTACGTAGGCTACTGGAACTAAAGGAGTGATCTCTACCGTTAAAGACAATACTGATGGATCTGAGCTTGCATTCACTTTTACCACTGAATTCCTTATCGGCATATTCGACACCAAGGATTCTGACATCCACCGGTAGTATGAGTAAGAGGTCAACGAGGTCCTGCTCTGTACTATACACAACCACTTCGTCAACGTAACGACACGCCGCCAACTGAATTTGACGTTCGACAATACTTTGTATAGGTGGGTTTTTAGTGTCTGGCCGGTCAATTGATGCATTTGTCTGTAGTCCTGCAATTAGATAGTCGCAATGATTTTTTGCTTCTGCAAGCATAGCAATGTGACCTGCATGTAGCATATCAAATTGACTAAATGTTATGCCAATTTTTTTACCTTGCTCTTTTAGTTCTTTTACTTTATTAAAAATCATTTTTATCTATCCTAATATCCAATGATTTTCTGGATCACTAACTTTAGTAAATTCAAAATCATTGATGGTCACTACTAATTCTCTACCGTTAATTATTTCTAGTAATAATCGTGCTAGTATTTCGTTGTTAGTTTTAGACATGTGACATGCCCTATTTTTAGGGTTTTCTCTCATAAAAGTCAAACGTCCAAATTGAGTCTTAAGTTCACCAGTTGTTATTTTGTCTAGACTAACATTAAAATATTTTATATTTTTAATATCTTCGTCAAATGCAGGAATAAGAACTAACTTTTTGTTCTCGATTTTACATATATTGATAACATCTTCGATGAGTTTATCCCTAACATAATCACTGAATTCAGGTTCATGTAGATACTCATAATACATTTTTGCAGCTAAATATTGTTTGTATGTAATGGAATGTGGCTGAGATTGCAAATTTAAATTTTCAATCATTTGTTCTACGGTAGATAAATTTGAAATAAGAATATCTTTATTGCTGGAATATAACCTTGAACCCTGAGTAACTACAAAAATTATAGTGTCAAGTTTATTCCGGTGCTCACAAAATTTCTTATAGGAGTAGAAAATGCTAGTACAATTTTTAGCATAAATTTCTACGTCTAAACTAGAGTCACTAGCAAGTATACTAGGCCAACCTATATGATTTATATCTGTTATTACATCGTTAGAATCACGATGTACACAATCAGCATAACTATCCCCAAATATTCCTACTTTAATTTTTTTGTTTTTAATTTCAAACATATATCTCTTTTAATTCTTTTACTTTATTGAATATCATCTGGTAATATTTCCTCTAATACAGTTTCACCCTCAAAGTAATGAACATGGTAAGTTTTGCCTGCATGTTCATATACCTCAGTGAAAGAACGTTGATTGTTGCTTGACTCCATTGGCTCTAATAGATTGAACACAGTAAACAGATGGTCACGCTCGGTGCCTTCTATCGTGCGTTTATTAGGACCCATTACTTTGCGCAAAAAGACTCTTGCCTCTTCGGACGTCATATTGTTAAAATCAAGTGTTTTTGCTATTACAGTCACAGTTACGTCCTTGGTTGCAATCACGTTGACAACCACCTGGCAATCTACGGACGATTGACACGGCAACCGCAACTACGATTATTAGAATTAGTAAGTTCATCACTTACCTTTGTTTGCAATCTGCAAGAATTCTGCACGAGCCGCCGGGTCAGTTTTGAACCCACCACCTAATCGACAAGTAACAGTAGAACTACCGGTATCCTCAACGCCCCTAGACTTCACGCAATAGTGCTGTGCGTCAATCATAACTGCAACATCTTCTGTGTCAAGGATGAACTGTAAGGTGTGAAATATCTGCTCTGTTAAGCGTTCCTGAATTTGCGGACGTTTACTGAAATATTCTACGATACGATTGATCTTACTAAGCCCTAAAACTTTTTGCTTAGGGACATAAGCTACAGTAGCCAATCCGTCAATGACTACAAAATGATGTTCGCAGTTAGATTGAACATTAACATTACGCTCTACAACCATTTCGTTGTATTGCATTTTGTTGTCAACTGTTGTACATTTGGGGAATGCTTCACAGTCTAGTCCCCAAAAGATTTCATTTACATACATCTTAGCAACACGTTTAGGTGTTTCAATAAGACTGTCATCAGACAAATCTAAGCCCAATGTATGCATGATATTTTTGAAGTAACCCTCAATCATATCAATCTTTTCTTTGCGGTCGTAATGATTGAAGTTTGGCATCAGAGGTGTTTCGACCCCCATCTTAACCAAATATTCGTGTACTTGTTGACCCAACTCTGGATCTGTTTTTGTTTTATTATAACTCATGATAACCTTCCTTTGTGATGGTTTTATTTTGACATTGTGTTACCGTTGTGTAACACAAGTATTTATCACTTTGATTTAGTAACTGATTTTTTTGATTTAGCCTTAACTGCAGGCTTCATATTAGCAAGTCTAACACTTTTAATCGCTTCTCTAACATCATTTAATAGTGCCTCATCATCCCATTTTAATTCAGTACGGCCATCTGAATAAGTAGTCACCGTTAAGTGACTACCTTGTTGTATTGATGTTGGCAATGAACTCACTTCTGCAAGTTGAATTTTCTTGCGAGCCATGTTTAAGCCTTAGCTTTTGCTTCTGCACGTGCGGCTTTTTCTGCTGTAATTTCATTACGGCGAGCCTTAACTGCTTTAGCTAGTTCTGCAAGGGCCTTGCGGGCCCGCGTACCTGCGGCAGCGTTACCTTTGTTAAACTTATCATTCTCAGCATTGTATGCTGCCAAACTTGTTTCAATATCATTTTGTGCGCTCATAATTTCTCCTTAATATTTAGATTCGCGGGTATGTTTTCTATAGTCAGTGGACATTCTCAACATACTCTGTCCATTGCCTTCAAGGATATCAACGATACGATCAATCGTACCATCATTGTAGTCGCTGATTTTGCCTATATCAGCATGTGGCTTCTTCAATAACTTTTCAAGTTTATCCAACGCATCTGTTATAGACCAGGGTATGTACAATCTTTCTGGATCGTTAGAAAATGTTTCAGGGAAAGAGCGATACGCTGGATACAGTACATTACATCCAAGAGCATCTGCCTCTGATACGGTGTTTGACACCCAATCTTGCAAAGCACAATTAAAAACAACACGGCTATTGTTGACGATATCATAGTAGTCATCTTTTTCTAGATCCTCATAGATACGCAATAAATCACGCTCAACTAAATCATGTGTACGCTTCATGTAGCTATCATTGTTACTTCGTAGTTTAGCACCACTGCAAATACAAAATTCTACATTATTGTTTGGGTGTCGTTTATTCCAACCTTCAATGACATCCATATAGAAGTCTGGTTGTTTTTCTTGATCCCATCGTGCTGAAAATACTACTCGGTTTTTGCGATCATGGAATGGAATAATTTTGTTTACTCTATTCATTACTTCACTCTTACCAAATGCTAGCCCGCTGATATTGTAGATCGGGGCTTCCCAACCTGCAATCTTCATGTTCATGACCATTTCTTCATTAGTTGCGAGAATAGCACCACCGCTCTGGCTAACCGCCTCGCAGACCATCTTCTCGTAGGAACCCATCCACTTGGCCATGCCCCAAACGTGAACAAAGTCATCAGGATCGATTGACTGCGCAAGACAGCGGACAAATATCTTAGGGCGATGTGCTTCGCTAACTTGATTAAGAATATAAGGCAAGCTCTCAAAGCCCGGTTGAAACATGTCTTCAAAGTAGATAACATCTTCACTGGTAACTTCCCCTGCCTTCATCATCTTAACTAGGTTCATCAATTGACTCATACCGAAGTATGAACGACCATGTGCATCTAATACTTGACCTGTTACAATAGATTGATCATTGCTCAGTGTTTCTCCCGGAACAATTACATAGTCTAATCCTCGTTTGTAAAACACACGAGCATTCCATTCTTGTAATTGCAATGTATATCGTGCTTTGTAGGGCTCAAGGCCCATGTAGAATAATTTTCTCATGGTCGTGCGAGTAAGTCTGCCCATTGATCTCTTGCACCTTTGCCAGTTGCAAATTTATTATATTGACGATATACGTAACTGCGCATATTGTACATTTCTGCTTCGTCAAATTTATAACCAAAGTCTTGACAGAATGTAAGATACTTTTCCAAGTCTTCAAAGATTTGACGAACACGTGGGTTAGATTGAAATTGTTGTTTTGCCATTTTGTTAATCCTTTAAATAGCTAGTTGTTGATAAGGTTTTGTTGTGTTGTAATAAATCGTTGCACCGTTCTCGCCGTCTTCGGAGACAGTAATCTCAATGTTACGATCGGGATAGCGAGTAGCAATAACTTCATAGAGGTCATCACTAATCATTTCACAACTCTTGTAATTCAATTCAAGTGTTCCGCCTTTATAGAGATTTTCTAACCAGCGTTTAAATTGAATGAATTCAATATCCCTGTCGTTGTGAAATACTTCAATCGCCACATTAAAGTGAAAGATGTGACGATGTGGAGTTCCTAAAAAGCTAACATCATATTCATCACCCGTTGCGAGTAATGGGTCTGTTGCCGCTGCCGGGTACATATGAATACCCTCTTTTTGAAATGTGACAAAGATCATACGCTTGGCATGATGCTTAATACGTACACGTTTTTCTGTTTCTGCTTGAATATGTTGTTCCATGTTATTTCCAATAAGGGCCCCACGCCCAACTTATTAATGACCATCGTGTACCAGAAGTAATGGGTTTTACTTCATGTGAAAAAATGCTAGGAAATATAGTGACACTACCTTTAGACTTGGCACATATGTCTCTACCTAACACTAACAACTCGCCACCGGTATATTCTGACCTGTCAGTCAATTGTACACTCATTGTTATCTTTCTGTCTATGTCTTTGGTTAAACTGTAGTAATTATCTACGTGTTTACCAAAGAAATCTCTAGAAGTGTATCTTTTAACTTCATATGGTTCAACGAAATCAATATCAAATCCCAATCTGTCAATAGATTGTTGCCATATTGGTTGCAACATTTGATGGACTTCATGCTCTAACTGAAGCATACACGAATGAAAACTAATACTAAAAACCTGTGGATATTTATTAATACCTTTAGCCAACTTGTCAGTTGCAAAATTAATAATACTATCACAAATATCCGGGCTAATTGCGTTATCAATAACAATAACTCGCTTATTAATATCCCATTCTATTTCCGGCTTAGGTATATTGGGAATTAATTTAATATTATCGGTCATCATCTAAATCTACTGTTTCATGGTCATGATCCCATTGAGCACGATTCATTTGTCTAAGTTCTGTCATGTATTTTGAACTAGCTTCACGCAAGCTAGCAATTTTTTTAGGATCAGCATTACCTGCTTTTTCTAACTGAAACAACTGGTTTTCTACTAAACGATATGATTCTTCTAATGTCTTTATACGACTTCTATATGGCATATTATTCTCCTAATACTTCATTGATTGCATCATCACTGTCTTCAATGACTTCATCAACTTCTGATTCATCACTATTTATTTCAAATAACTGATCAAACATTGTCATGGCATTCATTGCTTTTTTACCACTGAACCCTTGACTACCTGACTTCATTTGCATCCAGAAGCTACTATGCGATTCTATCATAGCTAGACTCTTTTGTCTATCTTTCTGTGCAAATATACTATCAACTATTTCACCAAAGTGTTCTTCATCGAATTGATTCATAACCATTTTGGGCATTATACCCTTCTCATATTGGCGATTAGCTTCTTGTACCGCTGACATATGGGTATAGACATTATGACTTTGTAACAATGTATAACTTAATGTATCCCAACTTGTTTTAGTTTCTTTACCATGCTGTCCCAAGAATCCTTGACCTCGATAGCAAAGGTCCTTCATGGTTAACATATCAGTAACCGGACTGTCTGTAAATTGTTTATGTATTCCCTCAGCTAGACATGCATCTCTAAATTTACGATTATCGTTAGAATAAGATTTCTTTTCAGCAGTCTTTTCCATTTGATATGACCATTTTTTATTATGCTCAATCGCTGTATTGAAATAAGCTAGACCTTTAGCCGCACTAAAGAATGGACTTGCACAGTCAAATGTAATAGTTAATTTTGGATTATGATACTTGCGAATAGCTTTCTGAATGTCAGTGAACAATACAGCATACTCTAAGATAGACACACCCAAACAGTGAATCAAATCATGCTTACCTTCAACTAACAATCCATCATGTATGATGTTAACAAGTCTGCGCAACATCAAGTGTACGTCAATCTTATTCTGACCACCGAACGCCCAACCATTAAAGTGATTCTCTGGATAGATGTTTGGATCACAATACTTCTTCATTTCTTCATACCAATCATCTGATTGTGTATGATTACGTCCTTGCAATACGTTTAAGAACTTGCAATTGCCGTTACGATTTTGAATGAAGTATTCGTTGTTAATATGAGTCGCAGTAATAGCTTCTTCAATCGTACTGATACCGTGAGCAGATTTACCTGTCTTAGGATCCTTGATATGAAAAGTTGACAATGACTGTGATGGAATATCCAAACACATACCGTAGTCCATGTATGTATCCATCCAGTTCAACACGGCTTTACGCTTTACCATAGCACGTGGGCAGTTAGGATCTTTCCAATCAGCAGGCCACTGACATTTCAAAATTTGAAAGCCACCACTGTCACCCAACATGAAAGTACCTTCTTCACGCTCTCTGATAATAGACTCACTAGGATCGTTTATAGTAGTATCTAAGTTAGCATGACCAGCAGAGTACAACCCCCACTTATAGTAGTACAAACCTTCTTTACTGTTAAGAAAGTTTAGTTTCTCTACATCACCGTTGAATTGTGCAGGTATACGTGCGGCGTCAAAGTATTGCTCACCTTTGCGTTGCTTACCTAAGCCAGAGATATAAAAACTACTGACAGCCGGTAAGAACAATGCCCAATCGTTGTTGTGACTTGCTGATAGGTTTACTTGTTTCATTAAACTTTTTCTTCTTCTTTTATCAATGATAGAACAATATTAAGTTGTTCTTCTTTTTGCTTAATCTGATCCATGAGGTCTCTGATAGTAGGATTAGTTTCTGCTAATCGTTCAAGTTCAGCTTCTTCTTGCATCTTCTTTTCAGCCCACTTGAGTATATTGATAGCGTCCGGTGATAGATTAACCTGAGCACTGCCACCACCAACCGTCATCCAGCTATTACCATCAAAGACTTTCAAACTGTGAGTGGCTGAATCATATGATATAGCTCCTTGCATTGGGTTAGCATTGTGGTTCAAGTAAGGGGTTGCCCCCTTACTGCTATTCACTATCATATATTCGCCACCGTAAACGTAATCAATCATTTTGAGTTAGCTGGTAACAAATAACGATATGTTGCTAATCCACTATTGACTGTGATTTCAGTTGCACCTGCATCAGCAATACGAACTGTTTTGTCACCAGGCAGATCCATAATAGCCAAGAACACTTTGACAGGCCAATTCCATGTTTTATTCAATGATCCAGTGACAGTTGGTTGAAATACAAAGTTACCACTGTGAGTACTTGGGTCACCGAAGTTGATCTTCAAGTCACCATTAACTGTAGTCATTGTAAAATGCTCTTGTTCACTGTTAGCACTTGCTTGCTTCTTTAGTCGCTGAATGCCAGCGATAGTAGGTTCAAACTCAACATTCCATGTTGTTCCCTTGAACGTGACACTCTTAACTTTTTCTTCAACAATTGCTTTGCTCATTAGTCGATAGTCGTTTACAAAGTCACCTGATTTTGTTTCAAAGTGAATTGTAGTAGGGACATCTACACCGTCACGATTAGTGGTAGTAACACTAATCTTAGCATCAGTGTCATAGTCATCAAATCCTAAAATTGTTTTTAGTTTTCCTAGATTAGGCATACCGAACACGCCCGCAAAATCAGCAATTGGACTCGCAAGAGTACCGCTTACAATAACAGACTTATCATCTGCAATTGCATTGATTTGTGTTTCTTGGTCAGTACCAGTGACTTTAATCAAGTCTACGTTACCTAGACCCTGTGTGTGTTGAATTAAATCTTGTAAATAATCTTTCATGTTTTTCCTTTATATACCTATTTAGGCAGTTATGTTGTGTATTGTAGTGGAATTTATTACGTAATGCAATAGCAATTCACCCGAAGCTGAATAAATCATCGAACGTGCTGTTAGTATCTGTACTACTACGAATGTCCCATCCTAGTACTCCGAGCAAGTTATCAATTTTTTCATCGACCAACGTCTTTTCCATCTCCGCATCATCGAATGGTAACTCTATAAACCATTTGGGTAATCGCAATTCATCAACGGGATAAGCAATGCTTGTAAAACCCAATGCGTTAGATTTAAGTTTACAAACAATAACCTTCATACCGTCAATAATCTTTTGACTATATTGATCTCCATGTACTCTACGCAAATAGTTATAATTAAGTGCTGCCCTAACGTGACCAGGCATGTTAGCTTTACCCGATGCACTCTTAGTTTCCAAGTCACCGTAGTATGTGAGTTTGTTCACACCTTTAGGAGACCCTTTAGTCCAGCTATCCTGCGCTGTTAGTATCCTCTTGAAGTCTTTAATTGCTTCAATAACTTCATCACGATCTTTACCTTGTTGCAGAACCATTTGTAGCACATTCATCAAAAACTCTTGTACATACTTAGGAGTATCTGCACGTTTCAAGTCAAGACCCATTGCTTTGATATCACCCATTTTGCCTTCTTTATCTTTACGTTTGCCTTCTTTATCAAAGATATTGATAGCATAACGCTTTTTAGTAATAAAGATAGCACGATCACCGATCAGTTCTCGACCAGCTTTGATGATTTCACCATTCTTACGAGGAGCATGAAATGCTTTCTCCATGAATTGCGGGAAGCTATTGTTTGCTTCGTCAGCAATACTATCGTATAAACCAATGCACAACTCTTTATCCCAGTGTAGTTCACCCTTATCGATTTGTGGCTTTAGTGTAGTATATGCAGAGAAATAACATGAGTCAGTGTCACCATATACAATTGCTTCACCGTCATGCGTATAGTCTCCGGCAACAGTCTGATTGATTTGACTCATCATATGTTTAACAATTTGACGACCACTCAACGTAACTGACTGCCCAATGCGCTTATCATAGAAACGGCAATGCTCGTTCAACAATGCGCCATATGCTGAGTTCAATAAAATCTTACGCACAAGCTGACGCTTATCATAGTATTCAAACTTATCAGTACCGTATGCTTCTTTAGCAAGCTTTTGAGTTTCTTTACGTTCACTATACCAACGTGTAAGTAGACCGGGTACAACACCTTCTTTTTCATAAGTAAAGATTGTACCATTAGCACTTAACATCCAGGGCTTGTGACTGTCAAAGATCATCTTCCAGATTTCTGCCGCAGACATTTCTACGCTACGACCATCTTCGTAGTCTACCCACAGCATAGTACCACGTTCCTGTGACATAATTGCAGTGTACTCTAGACAACTAAACAATCCTTCCCACAAGATAGCACCAGTAACATCATCGTCTCCGTCCTTGTATCTTTTCTTTTCCATAGCAAGGCGAAGACCTTTTTGTTTCATGTACTGGTCAGTGAGTGTTTGTCTGACTTGTGCAACGATGGTTTCTCCACCCATGTTGAGGGCGCGAATAACCGAGGGATAGAGCGAGTTGATGTCAACTGCACCGACCCATTCGTGCATTCCTCGCTTCGGCGTAGCAACGAAGGCACCTGCTGCCTGTTGGATTTCTTCTTCATTTTCAACCTTTCGTTTTTTATCTGGAACAACTAGCCCACGTTCATGAGCCTCATTAAAAATTGCCATTTCAATCATTGCTACTGAACCCATAACTGTTGGAAGCAGTACTGTGTTCTCATGTGCAAGTTGATTAGCTAATTCTAAAAACTTAAGTTTGTTGTGAATCTTCACTAACAACATGGTATCTTGTCTGTTGTATTCAATAAACTTTTTAAAGTCTTTGTTATACAATTGGTCAAGCGTACCTTCATATTGTGTTTTGTTTTCACCGACTTCCATCTCACCGATAGAGTCAAGCTTATAACTGTGTCGTGATTCATAGTTATACTTTTTGTACAACTGTAGATAGTCTAAGTGAATACGACCTACTAAGTCATAAGTTGTTTCACTTTTACCAAAACGTTCGTATTCTCTAGCTTTAGGAAGTTGACCCATCAAGCAAAACTTGCGTGTGTCATCTTTACTCATGACTCTAGTAACACGATTAACCATGTAGGGAATATCATAGCCCTCTGAGTTCCAGCCAGTCAGTACATCAGCATCTTCAATCAACTGAAAGAAAACATCAAACATTTCCTTCTCAGTTTTGAAAAGCATTGTATTTTCAAATTCATTTACAATCTCATTGGCTGTCTCTGTAGTCATATGCTTGGGAGCAATGACTAATGTAATACACTGGTCAAGCCAATCTAAGTAACAACTGATAGCTGTTACAGGATTGAATGGATCGCTAGTGGGACTAAAGCCCTTGACAGGGTCAAAGTCTACTTCAATGTCGAAAAAGCAAGTGTGAAGTTTAGGTGCATCGATTCCAAGATAATTCTCTGAAAGACAACGGAACACTACATTCACATCACTTTCAAACAATTTCTTGCCTGAATGGATGCGTTTTTCTTTTTCGAACTCTTGACGTTTGCGAGTACTAAACCTACTAACCGGATCACCGTAAATACTACGATGCTTACCTTTGTTATCAGGATAGTACATCACATAGTTAGTAGGGTATTCTTTGTACTGCCGCTTGCCGTTATTATCCCGTTCTACAACATAGATGCGGTCTTCATCCCTGCTGTGAATAGCATCAACATAACTCATAGAGTTTTGCCGACTGTTTCCAAGATAGTGTTGAGTTCATCGTGGTCTTTGTTAGTTTGACCTAGACTTGCTTTGTGGGCAATTTTGATTGCTTTCTTCAATGTAGAAGCTTTGATTTCCAATTCTTCTGCTACTGCTTTAATTGTGTCGTTCAATCCACCATTCAATGTATCAATTTCGTGCAATACAGTCATGCCCTCATTGACTAACTGAGTTAGTTTAATCTTTGCGTCACCGTTAAAGGTTCTGTTATAATCTGACATAGGTTCTCCTTAAATAATTAGTTAGTATACTTGGTCTGTGTAGAGAAGTCAACTATTTTGCTTGCCTTCGACAATCTTCTTGACCAAAGTATGAATTCCCGGGTTGACTTTTAATACATGCGGCATCATTTCATTGCGAATATAATTTCTTGTGTATTTGGTATCCTTGTTTGATTGATCCTCAATCCAAGGAACAGAATGACGCTCACACCAAGAAACGAATTCTTGTTTGCGGGTAGTTAGAAACGGTCGTAATACATTGTTGCGAGTAAGTGGGATAACTTTAGCTGTGCCATGAAGACTAGACCAAATATATGTTTCTACACAATCGTCTAAGTGATGGCAAGTAATGACTGGACCCAAATGTTTGAAGAAATCATACCGCTCTCTACGCCAATATTCTTCTTGTGATTCTTCTTTGAGCTTCTCCGATCGACAAATACCCATAATCATGGGTAGGCGATGTACTGTACAATACTCGGCAACAAATCTATTGGCATTACTACCATGCTCTGTTCCATGATTGAAATGGGCAATAGTTACATCGTGTTTTCGTTTCAGAAAGTCAACAATAGCCATACTATCTACGCCACCGCTACATGCAATAGTGATTTGTTTGGGTAGTGGAACGGTGAGTTTAATCATCTATACATTATAGCATAGATTGACAATTATTGAAAGATGTGATGGTTAGCCTTGCCGTATATTTTAATATACTTTCCGGCTAACATGTCCGCCATAGACTCAATTGGGCTACCCGGATAACTATCACCCGGATCAATCATATCTAGTTCTCCTTGACGGACATGAACCAATTCATGGAATACAGTGCGTAATATGTCAACTAAGTTACGGTTCTTAGCATATACCCAAATCTTATCATCACCCATTATGTGCCCACCGGTATGATGATTAGTTTGTGCTTCTTCCGTGTCCATGCTTAGTTCGACATGCGGTTTATTTTTAATAGATAGTTTGTCACATGCCCATTCGCAAAATTTGTCAACTTCCTGTTGTAATTCTGCATCAACATCACTCTCATCTAATTTATTAGTTATCCATTTATCAGGAGTATTGTTATATTTTTTCAAAAAAAGATCATGAAGGGCTCTACCAGTAATGCGGTGTTTTTTAGCGATACCCTGCATTAGTCTATCGATAGTTGTGTAATCGTGCTTTTCCAATGATGGTAGCTTTTTTGCTAGTTCATTAGCAGCCGATTCTGATAATACTTCTATAAACCTCATTATAGCACTACAACTTATTCTTCTTGGGTTTGTGTATGAGTAATGCCTTGATCTTGCAACCATTCAGTATAAAAATTGATAGTATCCGGATGCGTCTTCGATTCTTCCGTGTTGCTACGTAATACCCAAGCATCAAGTGCTTCTTGACCTTTTTTTGCACGTATCCAATCCTCTTGCGACATAAACTGTTTCTCAGATGTAAACACGTGTGTTGTTTTACCAACTGTAACTGTTATTTCAACCATATCAATTCTCCTATGTAATAGTATTTATGCTTTGTGTAGATAAGCGCAAAGGTGCCCACTCTTTCTTAGTAATTTTAGTGAATAAAACTTCTAATAGAAACAGATCAATTTTTGTAACTTTTAGTTAAGGGGCCAATGATCTGGTTTGCAAAGTTCTTATGCAATTCTTTACCAAAATGTTTACCATCGCGGGCAAGAGTTACAGGTATTTTTGTATCATTGAATATTGGTAACAATTTATCACTGTCTTTACCTAAATACCTTACAATATGTTTGTAAGTTAAATCACTCCAAGAACTAAAAAATACTTTTATATTTTTTGATGCAGCAATGCTTAAAATGTGATTTAAATTACGGTACAGGTCAACAAAAAAATGTTCGTCATCTAAGTACATAAATGTTGTTTTTAACTGTGAGTGGGTTTCGTCACCGGGTAGTAGATTTCTGCCTACTGTCAAGTTTATATGGTCAATTGCAGGATGTTCGACTCTGTATAAATTTGGAAATACAAAAAGTGCAGTATCATAATTAAACCAGTCACTTGTAGAGCTAAAATATCTGCACATTTTTCCAATACCAGACCCCGGTGCACCAAAGTTATACAGATTCTTATTCAAGGTTGATGCAACTAGTTTGCTATAAATATCAGATTCCGGAAGACCTACCCCATATGTAACGCTACATCCAAATGTAGCGATGTTGTTTTTTGTAGTAAAATCAATATTACCTCTAAACCCATATTCATTTATATGATACACTACATCATCTTCCCGGTAACTAGTCATTTGTTTTTTAATCGCAATTTTAGTGTCTTCAATTTCAAATGAGTTAATATACTGCACATCAATTGACTCTATAGTATTCCATATATGCTTTGCCGATGGTTCATTGTGATGACCGTGAGTATTAACCAACATCTCAGTTCGCATTCTATTTTTGAACTGACTAATTGATTCTGATTTCCAAAGTGTTATTGACCTGTGATCATGCATTGTCATTAGTTACACCAACTGGTTTTGGCTTCACCGTAGTATTCACGTGCAAAACCATTAGCAATAAGACCACGGCGTACACTTTGACCATTTACTATGATATCACCTATAACTCTACCACCGAACTTGTCCCACTTGTATAGAATAACTTGATGCTTAGGTGCGCTTTTAATCAACTGCGTAGTCCAAGCACTTGCAGCTTGTGCTCGTTGATCTTCTTGTGGGCATTGAGCACGAAATCCTTTTTCGGGTGTGTCCACTCCGTAGATACGCACTGCCAGTTCTGGCTTGAGAGGTGCCGGCAAAAACGGTGCCGAGATCACAATAGTGTCGCCATCACTGACTCGTATAATTTTTGCATCATATGTCATACCCTCAGGTTCTTTGGGTGCTTTTTGTGCATATGCTGTAGTAGCTAAGGCTAACAATATTGTTGTTATAATTTTCTTCATGCTGTCTTTCAAAATAAAATGCTCACTTGAGCAAGAGTCTGGCGTAACTCTTTGCCGGGGCAGCAGCCGCCCCTTTGACGCCTGAGCTTTCGCTCTAACCGATAGCGACACCGGCCCTAAGGTGGGTTCGTTTTACTCTAAGTTTATGCCCGAGATTTCTTCAAAATACTACGCAACATCCAATTGTGCTTGCCATGTGCATCTATGCGACTTGCAATAAAGTCGGCAATACCTTGCTGGTCTTCTTGTTCTGCAACATGAAATGCTTGTTTCCACATTTCTAAAATCTTATTGTTATCTTCGTACAACTCTGTCATCATCAATTCACCTCGAGGAATCTTTGTTTGGTCTGGTATCTGACTTAATTCTGCAAATCTAGTAATGGAGCCTGGGGTGTAACTGTCCAATTGTCGAATTAATTCAGCGCACTTGTCAATTGTGTTGTCATACACTTCTTCATAAAGTTTTCCAAGAAACTTATGATATTGTGGGAAGTCTGGGCCTTCAACATTCCAATGAAAATTTTGTGTTTTGATTACAAACGCATAACTTGTTGCGAGTAATACTTTGAGTGCGTCAGCTAACATTATCTTGGGTATCCTTTCA